CATCAATATCTTGTGGATAAACTTCAAATTCAATTGTTTTCTTTAATATCATTTTATTTCAATTTAAAGGGTGATACAACAATTTCTGGTTCTACATAAACTGGTTTTGGTTCTCCATTTTCTGGATCAATCATGAACAACCATGTTGCCGAAGACGTTACTCCATTAGTGTAAAGGGCGTTTGGCTCTGCTTGTGGAACCACAGTACCACTTCCCCTATAATATTTTTCTGGATTAGTAATGCTTACCCCATATGGAAGGCCATATCCAATACACTTTCCAAAATAGATCAATTCACCTTTAAAATCTGATACTATATAAGCATAGCAAATAAGATCTTCACGATCTCTAAGCTCCATAACCATCTTAGCAAGTCTTTTCTCTTGAAAATTTGAAATGTTTGGCATTCCTATTTGCTGTGACGCTTCCGTCATCAATTGTTCTGTTTTCTTTTTATCTTTATATTCAGCACTTTCTTCACAACTTGAAAGACCGCCAATAAGACAACCAATTACAATAATAGAAAAAATCTTTTTCATGTTTTAAATCCTTTTAATTTAAATTAATATCCTCTGCATTCACGCACAAAATTCTGAAGTGCATATTCTTGAATCTTACTTGCATCATAATCCACAAATGAAATTTTTACAAGCTGTTTAATAGTTTGCTTATCTTCTGGCGTTTCAGCTCTTCGATATTCATCATAATATTTTGCAAGTTCTGCAACCTTTCCTTTGTTATAAGATTTAGTGTTTTCAAAAATTTCACGATTAAGATTTTGAAATTTTGGAGACCAAAAAGACTCAAGTAGATATGTTGAACCAGTTGAAATAAATGCCACACCAAAAATAATGCCAATTACACCAATTGCGCTAATAATATATTTAAAATTTTTCATAATTTTATTTCTTTAATGTTGATGATTATAATTTACGGAATAAAAAATTAAAAAGCAAAATANNNGCACGATAACAATCTGAATGTTATCGTGCAAATTCATCTAAACCTCCGCATAAGGAATGCCAAGTTCTGTAAGAAGAACCATTACGCCATATGACCATCCAATGTGATAATGAAAATCTACATAATCATCAGAACCTTTCTCGACAACAAACGTCTGATCGTTGTCTAACATGACAACCAAATTTTCCTTTTCCGTCTTAGAAAGATTAATAATGTACCTCCACTTTTCTCTATCAGTTTTAAATTCTTTTAAGTTATCTAAATGTTTCATAATTTTATTTACCAGTTTTAAATTTAATTCTTATCCAAAATTTACTTCTATTAAGACGTAATCCAATATTATAACATCTGTCTAAATGCTTATCCCATGTCTTTGAAGATCTTTTAACATCAAAATTTACAGTTTTATAAGGTTTGTACCAAATTTCAATTTCCTTTCCCTTGTTTAAAGTTGAAAATGGACGTTTTTTATCTACTCTATGCACGAAATGTAGATTTAGCCATTTCCAATCAAATGTTTTCATTTTTAAAACGTCATAATCCATTGTAAAATTGATTTAAATTATTTTTAACCATCTTTTTATTTTAAAGCAAAGTGTAAGTTTAAAATCTTTGCAGTAAAAATAATTCAAGTTTTATTATTTTCACTTAAAATTACATTACCACAAGTTATTCTCGATTCATCTTCTTCTTTTGAAGGAACAAAAACTAATACGTCATAACCAACATCTTTTAAATTCTCTTCAATTTCTTTATAAGGATAATAATCTGTGTAACCATTTTCAGTATAAATATTATTATCAACGCAAGAATTTGTCATGTGCATTGGAGTCAATTTACAAATATATTTGCTTGGATCAAAATATTTTTTCAATTTTTCAGGATCAATTTCATAACCTGCTAAAGCAAAATTCAAAGTAATCTTTCTTCCAGTTGGAATAATTCCTTCCATGATTTTATAAATTTCAAAAAAATCATGGGAATTTCCACTAAACATTTCATTTCTTTCCTCATCATTTGTGGAATTAACTGAAATTTGTAAACCTGCGTTTCCCTTATACAAACGATTTTTAATTCTCATCCACGTGTGTATGAATGTTCTGAGCCATTCATTATGCTTTGGCATCATTGTTGACACAACTGGATGTGGATTAAATTCTTGCAAATGTGTGTGAATCCACTTTCCACATTCGAGAACATTTGGATTCCATGTCGGTTCTCCCATTCTTGCAAAATGAATGTTCAACCTATTTGAAAATTCTATATCTTTGTGCATCATCAATACCGACAAAATTTGGTTCTGCATATCAAGTAAACTGGCATTTCTACCACGTCCTACTTTCCAAGCATCACAAAAATTGCAATTCATTGAACAGCCGTACTGTGTGGAAATAGTACAAACCCATTTTTCTGTAAGCGGTAGAAGTTTACCATGAGGAACGCCTTTTATCTCATCAGTAAATCCTAAAAAGTCGGCTTTTATATTTTTGGCCTGTCCATAATCAGCCAAACTCAAACATTCCAGTTTTCCTTTATTGCCTTCAACAAGCAAAATGTTACCAGTTGGTGTTGTTATATTTTTCAAAAGTTTCATAATCGTTTTTGTTTTAATTTATTTAACAATTATAATGTAAGAAAAAATATGTAATTCAAAAACTTTTTTTCAAATTTTTTCTACACATCCAATCTTTTATCGTTTGGAAATTTGGCAAATAATTTGTTCAGCCTATCATCTAAAAATTCAATTGTTGGATCTTCGTTATAAATTCTTTCTACATCCTCAAAAGATTCTACCGCAATTTTTTCAACAGATATAGGACATTTTGAAGATTTCAACCTCTGTTGAAATTCTTTTAACCTATCAACTTCTGCCCATTCTTCATATGTTGGAATAGTTCTGCCAAAGGTTGCCATATCATCTACAACATAATTATAAACTTCTCTTGAAGGTTGTGGAATATCTTCCATAGATGGTTCTTTATTATAATCTGGATTTGCTCTTTTATAAAAAATCAAACATGGGAAGATAATATTATCTACATTAAAATTTGTTTCGTTGTTCATTGTTTGTTATTTTTAGATTCATTATTAATTTTATTATTTTGTAATTCTTTTTTTGCCCTCTTTATAGAAAAATATGCACGAATTAACGGACTAATCGGAAATAAAATAGTGCCAATCAAAAACAAAAACAAAAATACCAAAGAATCCATCGCTTCTTTCAAAGTTCTAATATATTCACCCCAAACCGCCTTAAAACCATAAATGTCTGGCATTTCATTTATGAGTTCAAATGGAGATGCTTTGGCGATGTTGATAGCACAATTTCTAAATTTCCCATTATCTCTTATGAAGTTTTTATTCTTATCTTTCATCTTAATTTATTTAAAAGTGTTTTTATAAACTTCTCTAATAAAATTTTCACCCATTTTATTATATTTTCTACTTCCTATTCCTGCAAAATTTTTACTTTCTATAATTGGAATGGCATCAATTTCGAACCATTTATTCACATGATTATCAAAAAACCATAATACATCGTTTATATGATCATAAACATAAATCTTTCTACTTCTACTTTTTCTTGCCATTTCTATAGCCCATGCGGTTCCCCCAGAAAAAATCACGTTATCATTTTTCCTTTTAGATGATTCCGTAATGGCGTAAACAACATCTGAAAATTTAACCTGAAAAATGTTTCTTTTTAAAAGACTGTTGATATATTCTGATCTTGTTGGATATGTTCTACCCAATCGTTTTGAAACATCCTTCAAAAACGAATTTACATCTTTAGGATTTATAATATCCATTGGGGCGTTTCCATGAGGAGTTTTAAATCCCTTAATGTAATAATGGTTTGTTTTTATTCCATATTTTTTACCAATTTCTCCCCATAAAAAAATCATACCCATCGGCCCCGCCCGAATGACATACATAACTCATGATTCGTCCCCATCTTCTTTAAATTCTTCACTATATAGATTATCTCCAACCTTTATCAGTATAAATTTACATTTACAAAATCGGCATTCAGAAACACCTTCTAAAGATGGAATTAATTGCAACTCATTGCATTTTGGGCAAATTACTTCATAACTATCTTCAAAAAGCATAAATTTTAAAATTTAATCTTAATTCCTACATTGAAATTTGAAACATCATGTGAAATTATGTAATTTGAATAGAACATTTTATAATTCAATCCTACATATCCAGCAGGATGAACATCATGATGTCCAATGTTTCCAACACCATTAAACTTGTTGTTTTCTAATAAAACAAATCCACCACCAATTTCAAAATTTACATCATTATCCAAATTTTCTTCAATTATATAAACACTTGAAAAAATGTTGTCAGATTGATGAATAAAATTAGATTCATTAAAATATGTTCCACCATTTCCATTATTAAACCCGTTATAACTCTTTCCATCGCCATGTCCTATCATTGGCACAAAGAATAAAATTAAGAATAAAATTATAACCAATAGTATTTTGTTTTTCATAGTTTTTGTTCCTCTTTTTTATTAATATATAAATCCTCCAAAGATTGATAATAACCGTTTACCCACAAATCTTTCATAATAATATACAAATTTTCGTGAACATTTGAAAATTTATTTTTATAAATTCTTTCAAATTCATTCTCCAATTTTTCCTTAATGTGCCAAGGAATTAATTCATTAAATTCTGAAATTTCACTCATTTTTCTCTAAAAGCTACATTGTTATAAAGTTGTGACCATTCTTCTATAAAATTGGCATTATTACATCCTTTATTATAAGGCTGTTTCATTAAATATGATTCAATTCCAAGATCACAACCATCTTTATAATTTTGATATTTATCCTCAATCCAAATAGAATTTTTATCTTTAAAATCTTTTAAAACGTCTTTTTTACTCTCATCTACATTTAAAAGAATTACATTTTTAAAAATATCACCAAAAGCATTTTTAAGATTCGTTAATCTATTTTTCCTTGAATAACTACATGTGCCAAAACTTGTAATAGCAATAATTTCATAACCAAGGTCTATAAATTTTTTCAAATACTGATTTGAATTTTTTATAGGCTTCAAATTACCTCCAGAATTAGAACTGTTGAAATCTTTTGCAATTCTTGCTATTATATCATCATCCAATCCATAATGATCAGACAGATAATAATGAGCATCGTCGCCTATTTTATCAAATCCATTAGCTATCATAAATTTTCTAAAAGCACCCTCCCAATCAAGGAGGACACCATCTACATCTGTCAATAAATATTTTTTCATATCACCGTGTTGTTTTCAATTAAAAATTCTTTAGATTTTCCATTTTCAACTATAACATAGAAATGTTCTTTCTTATAAATGAATCTGGAATCATTACATAGCCAAACATTATCAGAATAAACCGACCACTTTCCTCCAAACTCCTTTGTGAAAATTTCCAATTTGCTTTTGTGTCTTTTCTTTTTTCCCATAGTTAAATGATTTTGTTATGACTCAAGGTAAGAAAATTATTTTTAACAACCAAATTATTTTTTATAAATATAGTAAATGATTTGAAATTATGGCGTTTAAGACTAATATACCTATAGAAGCAAGTGATGGTAACACATACGTATGGGGTGGTTATCAGTTTTTTCATCTTACAAAATCTGGAAGGCGTGGAAGGATAGCCAACAGAGACATAAAATATGAGCTTGAATCTAAAATAATAGATAACCCTAATAAATATATAGATTTAGATAACAAAAGCGTATTCTTTGACCTTTACAGTAAAAGTATTAAATCAGGATTTTTACCAGAAAGGACGAAAGATGCTATAGATTGGATGAGAAAAAGGGTTAGAAATGCTTTTGTATCCAGAAATAAAGTTTTACAAGAAAAAAATACTGTAAGTAAATTTGAAATAGGTAAATTATACTTTTTCAGTTATGATGCTACTACCAAAGAAAAATTGCCATATTGGGATATGTATCCAATTGTTTATCCATTTGGAATGAAAGATGGCGATATGATGGGAATAAATTTGCATTATCTACCATTAAATTTAAGGGCGAAATTGCAAGATGCGTTATATATGATTGCAACAGATTTTAGATTTGACGCTGAAACAAAATTAAAAATATCATACAATATATTGAAAAATAGTTCTGAATTAAAGCCCTTTAAACCATGTGTTCATAGATATAAAATGAAAGGTATAAAATCAAGTATTATAGAAATACATCCTTCAACATGGACACAAGCATTGTTTTTACCATTACACAAATTTGTAAAACAAAAAAGTGGTGGAGAAAATACGGTTTCCGCTAATAAAGTACATAAAGACAGTAAGAAAAAGATATAAAAATGGCAACTAATATTACAAATTCTTATCCTAATTATACAGTTGATGAAGATTGGGTAATTAGCTCAAGTACATTAAAATCAGATCAACTTAGATTTCCTGATAATATAGATGATACGCATAATATTATAATATCTATAAAGGAAAAAGATATTCAAGGTTTAAGTTCAACAGAGTTAAATACGTTTCAATCTGATTTTAATGCCCCATCACAAAGTGGGGAGAATATAATTGACTCGATTCAAAATATAACGCAAGATAAAGCATCTGCGGTAAAAAAACTTATTTCAAATGTTTCTATTTCAAGTACAAATACTGTATGTGACATAATTCTTCCAATTCCTATAAATTTGAATGTTAATTATAATGCTGGTTGGTCAGGAGAGAGTATAAATTTATTTGATTATTTTTTAAGAGAAGGTATAGAAAGCCTTGGCAATGGTGAATCAACGGTAAACAATATAAGCGAGATATCTAAAAAAATATCCACGAGATGGTTGTCTGATTTTGCACGTGGTGTAACAGGGTTTACTGGAAAGGGTGCATATGTAGCATTTAATCCGTATAAAGAATTAATGTATTCATCACCATCATTTAGAAAATTTTCTTTTCAGTGGGTTTTATCACCAAGAAATGAAAAGGAGTCAAATACATTAAGAGAGATTTTATTCAATCTTAAAAAATATATGCATCCAAAGGAATTGGATTTTGAAGCTGTTTGGTTATACCCGTCTTTTGTTGATATAAATTTTAATGTCAAAGATAGGAATGAAAACACATTTTTATTTAAAATATTATCATCTGCCATTGAAAATATATCAATAGAATATGATAATAAATTTCATAATGACGGTTCTCCAGTTGTCTATAGACTAACAATAGATTTTCTTGAATCTGAATTGCTTACACAATCCAATTTTAAAGATCCTAAAAATTCATTTTAATTATGCCTGCTACAAACTATTTTAAGTTTTTTAATAAAACAGATTATGATGGTGTTCCTATAACAGATCTTTCTAATAGATTCAAGTTTATAAAAAACCAAAATCTATTAAAATCTAAAGTATTTTTATCGTATATCGTATCGGATGGAGAAATGCCAGAACATATATCTGAAAAATATTATGGAAGTACAACATTTTTTTGGATAGTGATGATGGTTAATAACATATCAAATATTTATGAAGATTGGCATAAACCAATGGATGTCTTTAATAAATATATAATTTCAAAATATAATTCATTGGAATCGGCACAGACTGAGATTCATCACTTTGAAGATGATTATGGCAATATTATAAGTCAGGATGAGTGGGATGGAGATGTAAACAAAAAATATACCTTGTATGATTATGAGTATTATCTTAATGAGATGAAAAAGGAAATATATCTTATTGATAAACAATACTTGCCACAGATAACAAGAGAATTTAAAAATATATTTTCATGAATAGTTACATAAATAATATTGATATAAAATTTATAGAATTAACAAATATATATAATGAAGTATTAGATATTACAAATCTTGTAACTAATATAGACATATTTGAAAGTATTTATACATCAACTTTAAACGGTTATATACATTTAATAGATAGTAATGATCTTCCACAATTTTTTCCAATTATTGGCGGAGAAAGATTAAAAATAGAAATGGGATTGCCCTTTGATGGTTATGAAAATTATATAACACTTGATTTTCTAATTTATAGAATGAGTGATAGAGAGATAAAAAGTAATACTACACAGCATTATAAATTGTGGTTTACAAGTTTTGAAACGTTGACTAATATAGAAAATATTATAAGCAAAAGTTTTAAAGGTTATACAGCATTAGATATAATTAAATATACTTTAAAAAGTTTAAACACGGATAAGACTTTGAATTATGATGAGACTATAGGTGTGTTTGATTATATATCACCTTCAATACGTCCATTTGAATTAATTAATACAATTGTTAAAAATTACAGTATTAATGATGTATCGGCAGATTTTATTTTTTTTGAATCATTGAGTAAAGATGGAACATTATTCAATTTTAAAAGTATTTCAAACATTTTTAAAAACGAATCTCCAGTTGGTGAAATAGAATTTAAACAAAAACACAGATCCGCAGAAAATCCATTTTTATATACGAATGTTCCTGAAAGTATAAATTTTAAAAAATCATTTGATATTGTAGAAAGCAAGGTCAATGGATTGATGAGTCAATCTATTATACATCACGATCTTTTAAGAAAAAGATATGAAATACAAAAATATGATTATAACAATGAAAACATGAATTATAAAGCCGATAGCATTGGTTATAAAACATTTGATGATAACTTATTGGGGAAATATTCAGAATTTATAAGATATTCATTTTCATCATCCTTTTCATCTTCTGCTTCAGCTAAAAGGGATATAGATAATTCAAGCAATACAGCAGTTACAAAAAAGAAAAATAGAAATGAAAATTCATATATCAAAGAAAACCAATCTGATTATACTTCTGACGTATTAACAGATATAATAAGCAAAAGGGCGGTAGCGTTACAAGAATTTGAAAATAATAAAATATATATAAATGATTTGACAGGAGATTTAAAATATAACGCTGGTTCTGTTATAGTTTTCAGTAAACCAAATATTGTTTATAATCCACAAGAGTATATAGATAAATATGGTGATAATAAAGATCTTTTTATAAGTGGAAATTATCTTATAACAAAATCAAGACATAATATAATTAAATCAACAATTGGATTCGAATATAAAAATTATCTTGAAATAGGTAAAAATACATTTAAAAATAGCTTAGATATATTATGATTTTAAATAAACACTCAATTATATGCTTTGGATTTGTTGAAAATAATGTAGATCCTTTAAAGGTAGGCAGATGTCAAGTAAGATTGATAGGTTATCATACAAATGATACAAATCAAATTCCATCTGATGAATTATATTGGTGTCAATCTATAAATCCACCAAATTTATCTGTTATAAATCCACCTTCTATAGGTTCACAAGTAATTTGTATATCATTAGATGATACATTTCAAAATGTTTTAATTCTTGGTGTTATAAATGGAATATCTGATGAAACCGAAGAACCAGATTCATCCAAATTGGCAAGAAATGAAAATATTGAAGATACCATAGTTTATACTAAAAATGATAATAAATATAGCGGTGAATTTGATGAACCAGATTCAACTGATTCTTATGGAACAATATATCCATATAATTTTGTATACGAGGGATTGGGTGGAAATGTATTTGAAATAGATGATACAGATGGTTATAAACGAATTAATTTATTTCACGCTTCTGGAAGTTATATAGAAATAATTAATAATGGAGACTTTATTATAAAATCTGTTAATGATGGATACATTATTACAGATAATTTAAATATATCTGGTTCTATTTTAATAGATGGGGATGTTGATATATTTGGAAATGTCGATATAAATGGAACTATAACAGTTTCAGATGGTGCTGATATAACAGGAAACACATCTATAGATGGAGATTTAACAGTTGATGGAACTATAACAGCTACAGGTGATATAACAGCCTTTTCCGATAAAAGATTTAAAACGAATATAAAAAATATAAATGATAGTCTTGACAAAGTTTCATCATTACAAGGTGTAACATTTAATACTATTTTTGATGATAAAAAACACTGTGGCTTAATAGCACAGGATGTAGAAAAGATAATTCCAGAAGTGGTTTTAGAAAATTCTGATGGATATAAAAGTATAGCATATTCAAATTTGGTTAGTTATCTGATAGAAAGTATAAAAGAATTAAAAACAGAAATAGAATTATTAAAAAATGGCATTACCAAGTAGCGGAACAATAGGTTTATCAATGATAGCAACAGAATTTGGTGCAATAACACCACCTTATAGTTTAAGTGATTTTTATCGTGGGGGTTTATTTGTTCCTAATGCTAGTATTAATAATAGCATTCCTACATCTGGTGATATTTCTTTATCTATGTTTTATGGGGCTTGTAATCAAATAGAAAGTAATACAACAATTAGTACAGATACATCAGATTTATTAATAACTCCTGATACTATTGATGATTACGAAGAAGGGATTACTGTTGTTAATTTAGTAATAGACGCTGTTCTTTATGCGTCAACAACTTCAGGTTATGCTTTAAAAATTCAAGATTTTCACGATGATGATATTATTAATATCATGATTACAGAAAATGGGTATATTGTTGGTAAAGGTGGAGATGGTGGTCGTGGTGGTTATACACCAGTAAGTTCAAATGATTCAACATGTAGTGATATAGCAACAAATAGATATGCCGATGGTGAAGATGGTGGTGATGCTTTATATGTTAGAAATAATGTGACTATCGTTAATAATGGTATTGTCGGAGGCGGAGGCGGAGGCGGTGGTGGAGGAAACTGTCGTGGTAAAGAAGGTGATTCAGCCTCTGTTGATTTTGTCGGTGGAGGCGGTGGAGGCGGCGGAGCTTCTAACGGAACAGGTGGAAATGAAGGATATGGTTGGCAAGCAACAACAATATCCAAAGCTGGTGATAACGGCGAATTAACATCTGGTGGAGATGGTGGAGATGGTGGAGAACATGATGGTCATATTGGTGGTAAAGGTGGTAATGGCGGTAATTTAGGTCAAGACGGCCAAGATGGAGAATGGAGATTTTTTTCTGATAGAGATAGTTATAGTTATGGGTTTAAAGGTTTAGCCGGAAATGCAGTCGATGGCGATTCTTACATCACATGGAATACTTTAGGAGATGTCAGAGGTGATAGAATTAATTAATCAATTATAAATATAATAAAAAGATGGCAGTAGGACTTAGAAAAAGAGAAACAGTTTATAGTGATTTTGATTGGGCGTTTACAGCACATCCTAAAACAGGTGATATAACAGTCATTAGGAATGGTGATTCTATAAAAAGGTCTGTTAAAAATCATATTTTAACAAAATATAACGATAGATTATTTTATTCTAAAAAAGGTAGCAACATCTATGGAAGATTGTTTGAGCAATTTGATAAAATAACCGCAACATTGTTAGAACGAGATATAATAGAAACCTTGAACAATTTTGAACCCCGTGTTTCTATTGAAAAGATAGAAGTGATACCAGATTATGAAAATGAGGGATATGATATAAACCTGTATTGTAGAATTATAAATATAAAAAAGATAGAAGAAATAAATATATTTTTAGAAAGAATTAAATAATGAAAAATAACTTACAAATAACAGAAACAGATTTTGATTCTATTTTAGATAATTTTAAAAATTATTTAAAATCACAGGATGAGTTTAAAGATTATAACTTTGATGGTTCATCACTATCTATTTTTTTAGATGTTTTATCATATAATACTTTTTATAACGCATTTTATATTAATGCTATTGGAAATGAAATGTTTTTAGATAGTGCAACAAAACGAGAAAATGTTGTAAGTAGGGCAAAGGCGTTGGGCTACGTTCCAAGTAGTTCTGTAAGTTCATACGCTTATATAGATCTTGAGGCACATATAAATAAAGTGGTTGGAGAAACACCACCATCATCTAACACATTCATAAGTTTAAATCCTTACGCAGTATTTACGACAACGGTTCAAGAAGATGATTTTAATTTTATAACATCTGAAACAAATGCGTTAAAATATGACAGTGATGGAGGTGATTATTGGATTTATAAAAAACAAAATGTTGAAATAGTACAAGGTAAGAATTATACATATTCTTGGAAAGTTCAGAATGAATTTGATAGATATATTATTCCAAATAAAAATGTAGATATAAATAGTTTAATAGTTAAAATATATCCAACCCAGGATAGTAATTCTTATACAACTTTTACAAAGGCTGATAATTTTTTAAGTGTTGACGAAGATTCTGATGTATATTGGATATATGAAAGCGATGATGAAAAATTTTATATAGAATTTGGCAACGGTGAATTTGGATCTAAATTAAATATAGGCAATATAGTATACATAGAGTATATAGTAACAGAAGGTGAAGATGCAAACGGGGCTAAATTATTCAATATAGGAAATTATAGTTATTCAAATTCTTCTATAAGAGAGTATGATGTATTATCCGTTACCAATTCTAATTATATTGTTGTGGATGTAATAGATAATTCTGGTGCGTTTACAAATGATGAAAAGGTTAGAGGTGAGACATCCAATTCTGTAGCGTATGTTTATAGTTTTGATAATACAAACAACATATTAAAACTGTACGGATCTGATGCATCTTTTCAATTTGGTGAAACCATTCACGAAGAGTATGTATTAGGATCTAATGTTGTATATGGTGCAAATGCTGTTGTAAATTCTATAAAGACAGAAACATCTGTTTCAACAGGTGGATCTGAGATAGAAGATATTGAATCAATAAAATTCTATGCACCAAAATTTTATTCCGCACAAAACAGATTGGTCACATCTGTTGATTATGAAACAATAATTAAAAATGATTATCCATATATAGATAATATAGTATGTTGGGGTGGAGAAGAAGAAGATCCACAACAATTAGGAGAGATATTTGTTTCTTGCAAACCAAGATCAAGAGAATTTTTAGATCAATGGGAAAAGGATTATATTATAGAAAATGTAATTGAAGATAAAAAAATGATAGGTGCTAATATTCAAATAGTTGATGCAGATTACATCTACATAAAACCAACGATAAATATTAAATATAATTCAGATATCGATCCAAACACCACAAAAGAAAAGATAGAAACAGATACTATTGAAAATATAAAATCTTATTGTAGAAATTTTTGCCATAAATTTAAAAGTACCTTTTATTATAGTGCGTTTGTTTCTAATATAGATGAATCAAATGAATTTATATTAGGCAACGAAACCACAATTCATATGGTTAAACATTTTAAACCAACGTTAAATGTAGCAACATCGGAATTACTAAAATATGCAAATGCTATAAAAGATTATTCATCATGCGAATCTATTATAACATCAAGCGTGTTTTCTTGTAACGTAAGTGGTACAACATATGATAATTGTTATTTTCAGGCTAATAATAGTTATCTTTCAATAGCAAACTCGTCTTCAATTGTTTCTAATAATGTTGGAACGATTGATTATAATGATGGCACTATTCAAATTAGCAATGTGATAATAACAGAAACCGCTGAAGTTGATTCATCAAATGATGAAATAATTAAAATATATTGTGTTCCTGAAAATTTAGATTTAGAATCTGAAAAGAATCAAATATTGAAAATTGATTCTAATATAAATATAGATTCAACAGCTATAAGACAATCAAGATAAATGAATTACGAAAATTCTAAAACTAGTATATATGTAGAAAATCAGTTTCCCTTTTTTGTAAGAAATGAAGGTGAAAAGTTTATAGAGTTTATAAGAACATATTATGATTGGTTAGAAAAACGTGTAGTTATGTTGGTTCTTAAATCTGAGTATCCGATAGAAGATGATGATATAGCAATTGGTGAGATTTTAGAAACATCTTTTTACAGTCTTATAGATGAAAGTGAAGAGTTTATAATAGTTAGCGAAGATACAAACACGTCAGCCATTTTTGAAAATAATTTTTCATTAAGGTTTGATGGTGAAAATGATCACATGGATGTATCTAATAGCATCTTTGATATTACCGATGACTGGAGCATATCATTATGGTTTAGAGCAAATGAATATCCATCAGTTTCAAGATCAGATTTTGACATACTCACGTTGGATAATTCTGGTTATCTATCATTAGCAAGTTTATCAGAAGATTCTAATAAACTTACCGCTAATATAGATGGCAATACCATTGAAACAGATATAATTATTCGAAAAGATGAATGGTATTTGTTAAACATAAGATATGATTCATCAAATACACAACTTTTTTATGATGTTATTGATAATATTTCACAATACTCATATAACACGTCTATAGATCTTTCATCTACTGTTACCAATAGATTTGTATTAGGATGTGATTTATATAATAGTAGAAATTTCTTTGATGGTAATATAGATGAAGTTGGTATATGGGATTCTTTTATTTCTGATGATGAAATTATAAGTATATATAATGATGGAACTACTATAGATTTAGCAGTGAATAGTGGAGACTATGCTTCGAATACAAATTTGATAAATTATTATAGATTTGAGGATTCTAATACAACAGTTGCAACTAATGAAATTAACACTTCATACAATGGAAACTTATACAACGATCCGTTATATGAATTTGACGTTCCTTATAATATTAGTGCGTTAATATCAGAAGCAAGAGAAAATTATTCATTGTCTGTAAACGTTTTATCTTATATAAGATATGATGGTGGAGAAGAAGGTGTTATGAGTAACAGAATGTTAATTTTTGCAGAGCATTTGTATGGTAAATTGGAAACAAATGTTGTTATAAAATCTACCCCTACTAACACAATTATAATATCTGATTTTATAGAGGCTAAAAATCCATTAAATGCTATAAATAATATACAAAATTATCAAAATATAGATTATGTTTTTGATTATAACAATTTTGTAAGTAATGATTATTTTCAATATTTATGGAAAGAAATAATGTTTGGATTTCCGCTTTTTCTTTCGCCTAAACATGATGAAGTTATAAAATCATTATTATCTAAAAATATTAAAGAATTATATAAATCTAAAGGTACATTTAAAGCAATTAAAAAATTGTTTAAATTAATATACAACGAAGATTTAGAAATTGGTACAGATATTTACAGTGATAATACATATAGTTATGTAGTTAAAACAAATAACTATGGTTCGTCAGATGTTGAAGAATTTATGAAAAAAATATGTCATCCTGTAGGATATAATTTACAATTACAACCAAAATAATGGCACAAAATTTAAAAAAAGTAAGTGAGTTTGATCCTTTAACGTATTCATCGTTGTTAGGAAATGACCTGTTATACATAGTTCATAGAGTAGGAGGATCTACAGAATCGTACAACCTTTCAATAAGCGATTTATTTTTAGGTACTAACAATTTATCAACAGATATAAAATTTAGATCCGATACATTAGTTGTTGCAAATGGAAGAGTTGGTATAAATGAAGACACTCCAACATACACATTAGATGTTAATGGAACTTTACGAGTAGATGGTGTTTCACAATTTAATAGCACCGCAAACACAGTAAATATAATTGTCAATGATACCTTAACAGTTTCTACTTTAAGATCAAAAAGCACATCCAACCCTAAATCATCCTATCAGGAATTAATAGGAATTATTCATCCTGTTGGGTCAATTTATATGTCAACCAATTCTGAAAATCCTTCAACAACCTTTGGTGTTGGAACATGGGAAGAGTGGGGTCAAGGTAGAGTACCAGTTGGCGTAAAATCTACCGATGCTTTGTTCAATAATGTGGAAAAAATTGGTGGATCTAAAGACGCTGTGGTTGTTGAACATGACCACGATGCTACTTCTACAGCTATAACAAATGTAACGTTAACCGACCCTGGTCATACACATCCACAGAGTGGTACACGTACATCTGGTTCTACGGATAATGATGATCCAGATGTTACAAGATGGACATCTACTAAGGGTACATCCACAGGATCGGCGGTAACAGGTATAACAGCAACAGCAACAACTTCAGTTACCACTACTGTAGATGATAGCGGTGTTTCAGGTGCAAATAAAAATATTCAGCCATATATAACATGTTACATGTGGAAAAGAACAGCTTAACTTAATAAAATATGTCATATTCATACGGAACATCCTCTCAGATAACGTTGCCAGATAGTGCAAATAATGTTGTTACATATATTAGGGAAAGATTAGGAGAACCAGTTATACAAGTAAATGTAACTGATGACCAAATATTGGCAAGAATTGCAGATGCTTTACAATATTGGAGAGATTATAATAATGAAGGCACTGAAGTTGTTTATGTAGCACATGAACTTACAGAACAAGAAATAGATCAAAAATATATTGAAATAAATGATGATCTTATATTAGAGATTCATAAAGTTATACAGCCTTTAACTATTGCTAAAAATCTATTTGAAAATATTGATTATATGATGTATAATCGATTAAACTTTTCTGATTATGCAAGCGGAACTGGTATGTATCTTTCAAGCGTTTCAGAATTTATGTTGATGAGAGAACAATTGGCTAATATAAGTTTCTTATTTAAAAACCAAAAAAATATAAAATTTAACCGTCATAAAGGACGTTTATATTATTATGGAGATTGGGATATGTTGTTTCAATCTGGTCAATATTTAACATACGAAGCAACAGCTATAGTTGATCCAGAAGTTTATGGAAAAATACTATCAAATAGGTTATTTTTAGATTTAGCAACTGCTATGGTTAAAAAACAATGGGGTGAAATTCTTAAAAAATATTCTACCATACCTTTGATGGGTGGACAACAGTTAAATGGTCAAGGAATTTATAACGAAGCGGTTGGAGATATAGATGATGCAAAAATCACCATACAGAATGAATGTATGCCACCAAGATGGAAAATAGGATAAAAGGAATTTAAACATGGCTATAAATCCATACGTAAATAATTATAATTTTGCAAATACACAAAATCTTTTTAACGATTTAGTTGTAGAATCCATTAAGTTTAAAGGAATGGATGTCCATTATCTACCAAGAGATATAATAAATTTTGATGAAGTTTTTGGTGAAGGTAATCAATATTCTTTTGCAAATACCCATATTATTGAAATGTATTTAACCAATGTAGAAAGTTGGGGAGGAATGGGAGATATTATGAGCAATATTGGCATTCTTTTAGATAACGAAGCTACATTTATAGTTTCTAAAAGCAGATTTGAAACAGAATTGTCTGGTGTTCTTACCATGCCAAGAGAGGGAGATCTAATTTATTTCCCACTTACAAAATCGTTTTTTGAAATTAATCATGTGGATCATGAAAGTGAGTTTTATCCCGCTGGTTCATATTATGTTTGGGAATTAAAAACTACATTATACACATACGATGGTGCTGATATAGAAACATCTAATACTGAAATAGATACAGAAATTTTAAATTTCCCTGTATCCAATACAGACTTTACAGAACCATCAGATAATAACACATTTTCAACATTTGAAGACTTATATATTGATGACACGGAATCTAATCCTTATGGTTTTGATTAACATTTAAACAATATAACCATAAGATTTAGGCGTGGGGCATGTTCTCTGCGCCTTTTTAATTTTATAAATATAAATAAAAACTGTATATGTCATATTTTAGTTGGAAATCTATTCAAACCGCAATAAACACATTTGGTTCGTGTTTTGAAAATATTTTTATAGAGCGTATAGATTCTGATGATTCTGTTATACAATCTATAAAAGTTCCTATTATATATAGCAATAAAGATAAACATATACAAAGATATATAAGGCGTGGAATAGATTCTAATGATATCAATGATGTCATAAAAACCACATTACCAAGAATGGGATTTGAATGGACAGGAGATTTATATTATGACACGGAAACAAAAAGAAACAGACTGAATAAAACTTATGGATATAACGATATCAATGATACCAATTTTCCACTTGATCTTTCAACACCAATTTCAGAATTTGATGATTATCCAATAGAATCCTACACACATGATTATGTTTTTTCATTATATGAAAGAGTTCCATATATATTAAGATTTAAACTATATATAATAAATAAAAGACAAATAGACTCTGATACTATATTAGAACAGATTTTACCAAATTTCACACCAGAATTATATAGAAGTGTAAAATATATTTTTGCACCAGAAGAATTTACAAACCCATTTGATTATAAAGGAAGAATAGAATTTGTTTTAGATACACCAATAGTTTTAAAAAATGTTAAACGAGAACATATAGAAAATACAAATTTTGATAAAGAATCCCTTTTTATAGACACGTTAGAATTTAGCATGAGAGTATGGTTTTTTAAAAATATTAAAAAGGAAAAGATTATAAAAAATATAATTGTTAATTTATTAGATTATCAGAGTGGTGAAAAAATAGATGGAATAGAATCCGCCGTTGCCCCAACCACAGAAAACACTATTATAAATCTTGAAAGACATTATGATTATTTTTACAATGATATGTTCCAAGATCAAACAACAATAGACACATCAAGAGTTCTTTATGATAAATAATAAATTACATAAAAAATATATAGTCATATTTGGAACTATATTTGATAATATTTATGTTAATAAATATAGTTCAGAAGATATGAATGTTGTAGATGATAGTTCTAAAACACTTATAAAAAGCATTAAAGTTCCTATAAATTATGCTAAAAAGGATAAACTAATTTTAAGATATCTAAGAAGAGAAGTATCAAAAAAAGGTGTTAAAATGACACTACCAAGATTATCCTTTAATATAGTTGATTATAAATATGATAGTGAGAGGAAATTAAATAAAACAAACACAATTTCCATAGGAACTACCAAAAAGGCATATACACCAGTACCATATAATTTAACATTTGAACTTAATATAATAACAAAAAAACAAAGTGATAATTTAAAAATATTAGAACAAATAATTCCACATTTTTCACCACATCTAAAATTCTCATCTTTGTTATTGGATGATTTTAATAAAGCATTTGATTTATCATTATCATTAAATAATATAATCATGAATGATGAAAATTATGATGGAAAGATTGGTGAAGAAAGAATTATAACCACTACTTTATATTTTAACTGTAAAGCATGGTTTTTCAAAACAGAAGAAGAAATAAGAAAGCAAATAGAAACAATTTATATTAATTATTTAGATTTAGATTCAGAAGAAAAATATGTACCAGACGAATCTGAAATTTTAACAGGAGATGATTTATGAGTGAGGAAATAGTAGTATATGGAGAAGAAGAAACCTCTATAGAGAAACATAAAGAAATAAAAAGAGGCGAAGATTATGAATATGCCAGAAAAAATATAAAAAGGGTTATTGATGATAGTATAGAAGTGGCACAAACTATCAAAGATATTGCTGTAGACTCAGAAAACGCCAGATTTTTTGAAGCATATATTAACCTCACTAACGTGATTTCAGCAAACAATAAAATATTATTTGATATGGAAAATGAAAGTCAACATGATGAAAAAGATTCAGAACAAGTAAACAATAACACGTTAATATTAGCAACTACTACTGACATACAAAAAATGATTGAAAAGAAAATAAAGGAAGCTGGAGGTGGTAGATAATGGCTAAAAGAGGATATAAAGGTAATGAAAATCTAAAACCTGTAAATCAAAATATTGAATGGACTGAAGAACTTTTAAACGAATATGCAAATTGTGCGACCGATCCTACATATTTTATTGAAAAATATGTTAAAATTGATAACGTTGATCACGGACTTGTCGAGTTTAAACTACGTGACTATCAGTATAAAATGATTGATACTATTGTTGATAATAGATATACTATTATGCTTACTTCGAGACAGGTGGGCAAGTGTATTAAGCATAATCAAAAAATAAAAATAAAAAATAAATCCAATGGAAAAATCGAAGAAATTTCCATTGGAGAGTTCTATAAAAGAATGAAGGGAAATTAATTTCCCTTCATTTCGTTTTCATATAATGAAAATAATTCTTCTTTAGTTATGCTACATTTACAATTTTTAGAATCGTTTTCAGCAGATTTCATAAGTTCAAGATTTCCAAGACAGCACAAAACCTCTTCAGATATACCTTCAATATATCCTATAAGCCTTGAAAACTTATGATCTAAATCATATCCATAATCGTTTCCACGTTTTCCAACTGGATCTAATTTATGTTTATGCTTTCTATAAACTTTATTTGTCAAATTTGTAACATTGTCAGAATATCTTTTAAAATCATCTTTATCTATTTTCTTCAACCTCTGTAAAAGAGTTTTCTCATCTATTTTAAAATAATCCATCATATAACCAAAGGATGGATTTTTCTTAATTTGAATTATTTCTAACTCTTCTTGCGGTCTATCCAAATAAGATATTAGCCAATTTTCTTGCCTACGTTCCCAAACTTCTAAACCTTCCTTTTCGCCATATTTTTCAATGCATTTATCTTTATTAAAGGTGGTCTGACGTTCTTTCAATGCCTTTTCAGCCTCTTCATCACTCATTCCACGTGTTGTGTAATAGCTTAATCTTGTAGTATGTGAATCATTTTCTTCTTTAGTCCTTTTCATCTTCTCAATAGCATCTTTTTTAGATGTTTCAGTTTTATTTATAAATTCATCAGAAAATGGACTTAGTTTGCCACTATGATTATTATAATTTGGATTTTTATCTCCTTTCATCTTTTCACTACAATAATTCAAATAGTTTTCACACTGTGCAGGTTTTTTATATTTTTGTCGATATTCTTCAGTGGTAATTCCATGAACATTTCTTAAATGAATATTCAGATTTGAAGCATGAAATCCACAAATCTCACATACTACAAACGTAGATGGATCAGCGTCTTTATATTTTTCAATAGATTTTTTCAGCATACGCTTTCTATTATATTCCTTTTTACATTCCTTGCAATAAGGATCTTTTGGCGATGCAACTTCATTGACACCACATTTTGGACAAATATTCATAATTATGTTATTATTTTAAAAATTTTTAATGCACCATTCCATCATTTCTTTACAAGAATCAAATTCATAAACTTCTCCACAAGATGACAATGTTTCAATTTTATCTTGAAGGGATTCAAATCTATACAT